GGAACTCACCTTCCCGGCGCTCTCCTCTTCCATAACCGCCCTGCCCTCCACCGAGAAGGCCGGTAGGTCGGTGACCGCGTCTCTGGTCATCATGGACGAGGCCGATTTCCATGAGTACGCCGAATCAAGCTTCGCGGCCGTCAAGCCGACCATCGATGACTCGGGCGGCCAACTCATAATGGTCTCCACGTCGAACGCCACCAGTTCCGCCAGCCTGTTCAAGAAGATGTACCGGGAGGCGCCCAAGAACGGCTTTTCCAAGGTCTTCTACGGCTGGAACGTGAGGCCCGGAAGAGACAACGCCTGGTACGACGAACGGAAGAACGAGTACCACGACGCGGCGCTTTTCGAGAAGGAATACCCGTCCACCGAGGACGAGGCCCTCTCCCCGCCCCGGACGATATCGGCTTTCCCCTCGGATAAGCTGAACGCCATGCGGGGCGATCTTAGAAGTCCCATCGAGACCATGCCCTGCGGCACCGCGACCGCCAACATCTACCAGGACTACGCCCCCGGCAAGAAGTACGTCGCCGCCACCGATACCGCCCACGGGACCGGGAACGACAACGCGGTTACCGTCATCATGGACGCCCAGACGGGCTATATCGTGGCCGATATCGTGGACAACCTGATATCGCCCGACCAACTCGCGATGTCCTCGGCCCAACTTCTGGAGCGGTACAAAGACCCTTTGTGGGCCATCGAGGACAACGACTGGGGCCAGACGACCATAACCACCGCCCAGCGGATACGGTATCCCCGGATATTCTACCGGGACGAGGGGAAACCGGGCTGGCACACCGACGAGCATTCCCGGGTCAGGCTCTACGGCGGGCTCATGGAAGCCGTCCACTCCCGGCTAGTCGTCATCCCCAACGAGACCGGCCTGTCCGAGTTCTACTCGCTCATCCAGAACCCCAAGAAGGGCGGAAGGGTGGAAGCCCAGTGGGGCAGCAAGGACGATTACCCGATAGCCGTGGGCATCGCCCAGCAGATACGCTCCAAGGCCCAGACGACCAGTAGGCTCCGGGACACCTTTCTCAACCCCATAACGGGTCTTATGCCTACCGTGAAACGGGGTATAAGGCCGTGGTGAAGCAGGGCAAGAGTCTCCTGGACAGTTTCAAGGACGGGATGGTGGACTTGCAAGAAGTCGTGCCGTTATCGGTCAAGTATCTGGCCGAATGGGTGGAACTGATGGAAAGATGCAAACGCTCTGGACCAGAAACCACGGAAGAAGACTGGAACGAGGAACTGACCGGACTCATCGATAAGACCCAGCAACTGCTCAGGCGTGTCTACGAGGACCCCAATATAGTCCAACTCTACGCCTGCCGAGGTGAGGATTGAACCTTGACGATAAACCAACCGTAGACTCCATCCGGCAGATGGTCCGGCACCTTGAAGGCGTCTGGTCGCGCACCCACGCCAAGTGGCGGACGGTGGACACCTACTACCAGCAGACCTTCCGGCTCTGGCCCGAGGGCCTCGACCGCCCCGAATGGCTGAAACCGGCTAGGTCACGCTCGATAATCGACCACGCCGTCGATCATCAGCTTGCCCACGAACCGATAGTCTCCAGGCCGCCTACCGATGACGACGAAGAGGCCAAACGGAAGGCCGATAGGGTCGAACCGGCCCTGAAAGCCATCATGGACGAGGCTTCCCTGCTAGAACCTTCCCTTACCTGGAAACAGGCGGGGAAGCACCTCTTGCTCTACGGCTACGCCGTCATCGAAGACGCTCTCGACACCAAGGTCATGCAGTCTAGGCGTAACGACGTGAGGAAGGGCCGGAACGAAGACGACGAGGAGTTTCAGCAGAGACAACGGGTCCAGCGCAACAAGTCCAAGACCCTCATGCCCTTCCGGGTGAGGGCGCCCCACCCGTCAAGGGTCTTGTTAGACCCCTCGGAGAAAGAACCCCGCATCGCCGTCAAGCACGGCCGGCGCCGGTCTCTGGACCTGGAACACATAACCCGCAGCCGGGTAAGCGCCAACGGAAAGTCCCGCCGGGGCGAGGGAAAACTGTGGGAGCCTCTGGGTGACCCCTTCGCCTGGGTGATGACCGATGAGTACTGGACCGACTGCTGGCACGCTCTGGTGGCCGATTCCGAGTTGCTCTTCGTTGAAAAGAATACGTGGGGATTCGTCCCCTTCAGCCACGCCTTCGCCGGGTTCGGGCAGCAGGTCACCGCCATCGAAGAAGACGACCCGTCCTATCTGGCGGTGGGCATATTGGAACCGGTCATGGCAAGCCTCCGCGCCCAGGCCCAAGCGGTGGCGGGTAGACATAACGCACTGCTAGATGCCACCTTCAATCCGCTCGGCACCACGATGGACGCGGCTGAACTTCAAGAGCAGTTGGCCCGGGGCGACATCATCGAGATGGGCAACCGGGGAGACGCCTGGCGGATGGAGATCCCCCAACTCCCCAGATGGCTATTCGCCAGCGAGGAATGGCTGGACCGGGACATCGAGCAGGGCACCTTCGCCAGAGCGTTGGCGGGCGTCCGGGAGCAAGGCGTCAGCACGGTGGGCCAACAAGCCATCTTGAGTACCGCCGCCGGCCGGAAGTTCGTTGCCCCGTCCCGGCAACTGGAGCATCTGGCGACCAAGAGTGCGAGTCACATACTCCAGTGGATAGACGTTATAGGCATGACCCTAACGGTTCAGGGACACCAGATAACCCCGGCGGATATCCAACACGATTACGCCTGCAAGGTAAGTTTCGAGTTGGTAGACCCCGTACTCCAGATGCAGAGTCGGGAACTGGGGATGCGGGAGGTGCAGCAGGGTCTGAAGTCCAAGGAGACCTACTGGTCGGCGGACGCTAGACTGGAAGACGCCACCGGGGAGCGCAGAAGGCTCCTGGAAGACCTGATACGCACCGACCCCGAGGTCCAGAAGATACTGGCCGGGGAAGTGATGAAAGAAGCGGGACTTCTCGACCTTATCGAGAAGCAGAGAGAGGCACAAGAGGGCGGACAGGGGGCTGGCCCAGGGATGGGCGGCGGTGCCATGCCGGGAACTCCCTCCCCGGGCATGAACGGCGGTGGTGGTCAGCCCCCTGTCTTAGGCCCGGACGGTATGCCCCTCCAGCAAACGATGGGCACCCCGCCCGGACCCGGCGGCGCCGCGAGAGAACTGAGGCAACCACTGACTCCAAACACTGCCCGCCCTAGCCGGGTGGGCCAGAACCTGGCGGGCTGATGGCGAAAGTAAAGAGGTCTGAGTTCACGGACGCGGTGATGCGGGTGACCGAAGAGGTCATGTTGGTGAAAGAAGCGGCCAGAGAGGCCGACCCGGTGCCCCTTATGACCGAACGCATGAGCATGAGCGAGGGGCGTAAAGAGTTCGAGAAGATGTCCGAGTTCCAGCGTCAGATGTTCCTGGACGCCAACGGCCAGCAGAAGCTGCTGGACATGGCCCGGGGCGGGAGCGAGTTCGATGCCAGCATCTAATCCTGAGTCACGGAGTAACGGAAGATGACCCCAGAAGAGGCCCGTTGGCTTGAGAAGTATTTCGGCCGCGATGGCGACTTCTTCCCTTGGGACAACACGAAATGGGTCTCCGGCATAGACTTGGAACAACACCTAACAGCAATGGCCGCGGACTTTTGGGAACTGCAAGAAGTCTTAGACCCGGGTGACGTTGACGTACTGCCTCCGCACCCAAGCAGTGTGGCTGCCAAAGCACTTTTGGATGAAATAAAGGATGTGAATACCCCCCTACGGGACGAGTTTTTCGCGTATTGGGACCCGGTGAAATTGAGAGCAAATGTGGGCAAGGTCGGTGGACGGGGAGGGGTACTCCCCAGAGCCGAGTGGGATGCATGGTTCAACTTGCCTAGCGACAAGAGAGGCAGACGACCTAAGCAGCCAACTTCCACTCCACAGCCGCAAGTTAAGCCAACAGGAGCGAGTTCGATGCCTGATAAGGGTAACCTCAGATTGGCCCCGAGTGGGATATGGCAAGCCTACGACGGACAGGACTGGGTATTTCTGAGTGAGTACTATCCGGCCTCTCCGACCGGTAGGGGGAGCCTGGAGCAGCAGAAGAAGGCTGTCAGCGACCTCCAAAAAGCCCTGAACGTTATGGGTGTCACTGAGGTCACCGGGACGGGTATAGGGAACTACGAGTTCACCGCCGGGCCTGCCATGACCATTGGGCCTTCCCTATCGCCTGGCATGACGGTACTCAATACCCGTGAGTTACAGGAGGCGGCGGATTGGCAATACCGCCAGGGGGTACAGCCGCAGCAGCAATACAAAGATATAGATTCTCTCTTCAAGGAGTTGGGCTTCGGCCCTGGTACGGACAGACCCTTTGAGATACCCGTCCCTGTGCTAGATATAAACGAGCAGTTTATCAAGAATCCAGATGGCACAAATAAGATGACTCTCCAGTTCCAGAACGATGTCTATGGGGCTGCCCTGAGTGCGATAGGCGTCCAACAGGGACTGATAGGTGAAGTGAATTACACCCATACAATGTCTTCGGGACAGGTGTATGACGTGGTAAACGGCCGAGTGTTTAAAGTCCCGATGCCCAAGGCCGCGACCCCCCTGGGCCAGGGGAAGGTAGAGACGGTCAAGCACCCAGATACGGATGAGGTCATCGCTATCAAGGTTACCGAGCCTAATGGGTCAGTCAGATACCTCGATCAAGGCTCCCCCGCCGCAGAATGGACAACGCGGAAGATAGAGAGTGCCGGCGGGACGGTTGCTTCTGATGTGCCCCGGACGGAAGCACCACTGCCTGGTCAGCCCGGTGCCCCCGATACCACTGGCGGACTGCCTGTCACCCCCTTCGGGCAACCTAGAGGCGAACTTCCCGGCGGGCTGGTCGAGAACATCGTTCCCGGTTACAACATGGTAGAGACCGGGCCGGAGAAATGGGAACTCGTACCCCAACCGGGATTCACCCCCCGTACCCGGGCCGGACAGGTCATCGAGGAGATAGTCCCTGGCTACGACGCCATAGCCACCGCCGATGGCCGCTTGCAACTTGTCGAAAAGGTGCCGGGGAAAGGCGAAGAACTGGAGATGTTCAAGCCCTTCGGGTTGGGTGACGGCCGGTTCATCATCAGGACCGGCCCGGACGATTTCGAGA